TGCAGGCCGCGAGCGTGAGATTTTCACAGGATCAGCGGTTTTCCGAGTATGTCGCGGTACGCATGGCGATGGACGTACTTGCTGATGTCGGCGAGGGCGGGAACCTGCTCGGCACCGCCTACGACAAGGGCGTGCAGCGGCATCGGCGGCGCGTGCTGATCGCGGACGCGCAAGGCGACCAGATGCTTGCGGTACAGCGCGCGCAATGGGAGGCCGCACGGCGCTTTGGGCGCTCTGGACAGGTGTCGATAACGTGCGATAGCTGGCGGGACGCTGCCGGGGCGCTGTGGACCCCCAATACGCTCGCGCCGGTCCACATTCCGACGCTGAAACTCGATGGGCGCAAGTGGCTGATTGCCGATGTCTCGTACCGGCGTGGCGCGTCGGGTACCACGTGCGAACTATCACTGATGCCGCCTGAGGCGTTCGCGCCGCAGCCAATCAACCTGTACCCGACGCTATCGGATGTTTATGCCGGCATGGCGTCGCCGAAGGCTTATCCACGATGACCGCCGAACTGATGCAGGCGCTTGAACGCACCTACCGGCGCGTGATGCTCGCGGTCGGGCGCGGGCGCGTCGCGACCGTCAGCGACGCGGGCGCGGTGCAGACCGCGCAAGTCAAACTGGGCGAACTCGAAACGCGCGATAACACCCCGCGACTTTGCGAATACGGGTTCGCATCGAATCCGCCGGTGGGCAGTGATGCCATCGTGCTGTTCGTCGGCGGCGATCGTAGCAATGCGGTGATCGTCGCGACCGGGCATCAGGCGTCGCGCAAGCGTGATCTAAAGTCCGGCGAGGTCGCGATCTACGACACGCGCGGGCAATCGGTCTATCTGACGGCGGCGGGAATCGTCGTGCGTGGCGCTGGGCTGCCGGTGACGATTACCGATACGCCACGCGTGACGATCGATGCGCCCGATCAGGTCGCGCTGAACACGGCATTGCTCAAGGTCAGCGGCGATATCCTCGACAACGCGGGCGGCGCTCGCGCTGCAAACTCCATCACGATGCGCCAGATGCGCGAACTGTATAACCGCCACCGCCACAGCGTACCGAACATCGAGGGCGGCGGCGATACCGCGCAGAGCGAACCGCCCGACACGCCGCAAGGCATCAAAGACGCCGCGCCATGACCGACACCACAACGCTTTGGCATGTCGAGCGCGCGCACGGCGACTGGCTGCTAGTCGGCCCGGCGCTACTGGCCGGTGACGATCTGGCGACCGCGATTCTGATAAGCATTTTTACCGATCGTCTCGCGCGCGCCGAAGACGTGATCCCGGATGGCTCGACTGACCGGCGCGGCTGGTGGGGCGATACCGACGCACGCTATCCGATCGGCTCGCGGCTCTGGCTGCTCGATCGCGCCAAGCAAACCGACGCTACGCTAATGCGCGCGCGTGACTACGTGGTCGAAGCCTTGCAATGGTTGATCGATGACGGCGTAGTCGCGAGCTTTGATATCCACGTCGAATGGACACGCGCTAGTTTTCTCGGCGTACAGGTGATCGCGCACCAGCCGAGCGGCAAGACGCACCAGTCATTTTATGCGTGGGCGTGGCGCGCGCTTTCGTGACCTTCTGACTGTCCTTCTGACCGTCCTTTCCGTTTCCCTCGATCATGCCCTTTGCGCGTCCCACGCTGGCGGATTTGCGCGGGCAAGTCGCGCAGGATATCGCCGCGGCGCTGCCCGGTGCCGATTCCCTACTGCGGTTCTCAAATTTGGGCGTGACCGGCGATATCCTCGCCAATCTCACTTACCTGCATTACGGGTATCTCGACTGGATTTCTAAGCAGGCGGTACCGTGGACCGCGACGGATGAATACCTCGAAGGATGGGCCGCGCTGCGCGGGGTGACACGCAAGCCCGCCACGACCGCGCGCGGTGCAGTGCGATTTCACGGCACACCGGGAAAGACGATCAGCGCGGGCAGTGCGATCGTGCGCGGCGATGGTGTCGTCTATACGACCGACGACGCCGCGCAAGTGGGGGCAGACAATACGGTCACGGTCCAGGCGACGGCACTTGCCGACGCGGCGGGATTGACCGGCGCGATTGGGAATACAGCGGTGGGCGTGGCAATGACGCTCGCCCATGCGACTGATGGCGTGCAATCTAACGGCGTCGTGGTCGTGCCTTTTACGGGCGGCGCGGACCTCGAAAATAACGACGCGTTGCGCGCGCGCATGCTCGCGGCCTACTCGCAGGACGGCACCGGCGCCACCGCAAGCAATTACGCAGTATGGGCGCTCGAAGTGCCCGGCTGTACGCGTGCCTGGGTCGTGCCGCACGGCTACGGCGCGGGGTCGGTGGTGGTCTACGTCATGTATGACGAAGCCAACGCCGCGACGGGCGGCTTTCCGGTTGGAACAGATGGCGTGTCGCGCTTCGAGGCGGGGCCGGGTGGACTGCCGCGCGCGCCGGTCGCGACCGGCGACCAAGGCACGGTCGCGGATTATCTCTATCCGCGCGAGTCGCCGACCGCGCTCGTGTTCGTCGTTTCACCGCTCGCGCAGCCGATCGCGTTCACGCTCGCGGGCGTGCCGCTCGCGCTACAGGATGCAGTCAGCGCGGCGATTGCGGCGACGCTGCGTAGCGAAGGCTCGCCGATATCGTCGGTCGTGGCGCTGTCGGACATCTGGCGTGCAATTGCACGCGTGCCCGGCGTGCGCGACTTCCTGATCTTGTCGCCGAGTGCGGATATTCCCGTTAGTGCGGGCCATCTGCCGGTACTCGGCGTAGTGACGTGGGCGTAGCGCGAGGGCGAAATCTGATGCGCGCTCCCCACTACACCGCGAGCGACTTCGTACGCGTCTTGCAAGCGCTCTTGCCACGCGGGCGTGTCTGGCCGCGCGATCACGATACGACCATTACGGCGACGCTCGAAGGGCTCGCGCCGACCTATGCGCGACAGACCGAGCGCGATGCGGCGCTGCTCGATGACGCGTTCCCGGCATCGACGGTCGAGCTTCTGCCTGAATGGGAATTGACGGTCGGGCTTCCCGACGCCTGCTCGGAACTCGCGCCGACGCCCGCCGCGCGCCGCGCACAAGTAGTCCGCAAACTCACCGGCGCTGCGGATGACTCGCGCGCGTTCTTTGCGGACTTGATCGCGAGTCTCGGCTTCACTATGACGATGACTGAGTATCGGCCCGCCCAAGCAAGCGTCAGTCGCGCGGGCGATCGCGTCTATTCGCAAGAGTGGGCGTTCGTGTGGACGCTCACGGAGATTCAGGCACCGCGCTTTGAAGGCGCGCGCGCGAGCGCACAAACCGATCTCGCGCGGCTGCATCTTCAATGCCTGATCAACCGCTACGCGCCCGCGCATATCGTGACGCAGTTTGTTTTTCCAGAGTAGCGCATATGTACTACATCGATGACAAGGATGCGGTCGCAACGCGGCCGGCGCCCGCGCCGCTTCAGACGCCGGGCTGGTTTTGGTCGGGCGATATCTACAACAGCAAGCCGCCGACGCTGATTACCGCTGACTGGCTCAACACGATACAGGGCGAGATTGCCAACGTCATCGTGTCGGCCGGGATTGCGCTCGACAAGGCAAACAGCGCGCAACTGCTCGCCGCGCTCCAAACGATGTTCGCGGGCGCGGGCGGCGCCGTCGCCTGGGCGACGATCACCGGCAAGCCGAACACCCTTGCCGGATACGGCATCACAGACGGCCAAATCAAGCTCGGCTTTACGCCAGTTCAACAGGGAACGGGCATCGGGCAAAGTAGCAACACGGTCAAAATCGGGTGGGCCGCTGGTCGCGGCGTATTAGTCACGGTGGACTCGACCGACTTTGGTCCGATGGTTTTTCAGAACGACCTGCAACCGCTGCGGGATATGGATGCGCAGCTTGTCAACAACGCGGTCTTAGCCAATGAATACGCGGATGGAATCAACGAAAAGGCCGACGCTGCGATCGCCAACGCGAACACGCGCGCGCCGATCCGCAACCCGAACAACGCGGGTTTCGGGTATGTCGTCAGCGACGGGAACCACAAAATCACGATCGACTGGGACAGTAACAGCAGCTTTTGCAATCTCTACGTAGACACGAGTTTTCAGGGGGGGGTGATACACACCAACAATATTCAAGCGGAGATGAACAACCGCATAGGCGCCGCGAGTGCAGCAGGCATCGCCGCGAATGGGCTAGGTTCGTACGCGATATCGAATAAGGCCGGTGTCGTTTTCGGGAACCTGTATTCGGGCGCGGACCTGAGTCTAGCGGCGGGGACATGGCGCTGTATGAATTCGACACAGACTCAAGGCGGATTTTGGGTCGGGCTCTTTCATCGCATTGCATGAGCATAAGCATGAACGCGAAGATCAAAAGCACGAAAGCGACGCGGTCTAGCGACGCTGCAACGAGGTATGTGCAGCCGGGCGACGAAGCCGCCGCCGCCGAAGCCGCCTCCGCCGATGAAGTCGAGCCGCCGACGCCGGTCTATTCGACCGTGACTGATCCGGTATGGGCCGACGCTGGGCATTCCCGCATCGACTGTCAGGTGCAATTCATTCACCTGTCCGAGCCAGCGCCGTTCACGGCATCGCCGGTTGATAGCACGGCGCACGGTCGCGAGATATTCGAGCGATGCGCGGCGGGGGAATTCGGTTC